ACCAATACCGGAGTACTTGTCCTTCACCCCGAAGGATTTGAGGAAGTGATTCGAAGAAGTCAAACGGTAGTACTTGTACTTCTCACGCTTCCATGCTTTATCGTACTCTGGGTGATCCGTGTCGTTCGGGTCAATCTTGTCTCCGTTGGTATCAACTGGACAAGGATCGCAATCGCTAACTGGCTTAATGATTTCAAGTTCATCCAAGTGGAGGATACCTTGTTTATTCACGGCCAGTGTTTCTCTCATGAAGCCCCGCTTACCGTCAGTCGTGTGGTACACATAAACCGGAGACAAGTGGAACTTACCAGTCCAAGAGGATGGCTGATACAATTCGGACTTCCGGCTCTCGCCTTGAGGGTCATCATAAATCACGGATGCGTAGTGGTTTTGCCACAACAGCCCGCCGTACGTACGATACATGGAGATGGAGTTTACGCCATCTGATGTCTGTTCACCGTAGCGTTGTCCGGTAACCGGAGCTTCGGAGGAACCTGTCAGAGCGAAGTTACCGCCCACGTCGATCTTGCCTTCTTTGAATGAGTCGATTTGACCGCAGTACACGTGGGATACCATGCCGTATCCGTCTGTAGTCAGGGAAGGTTCGCCTTGGAAGACGAAGGAGAAGTGGTCACGGGAAGCGTAGCCCCAGATGTTGACCGGAATGTCGAGGACGTTCGGGATTGCCGTACTTACTGCGTCTGCTACGAAGTCTACGTTTACAGGGTAAGTAGGGTACTCAGCCAGTTTGTTCAATCCGTTCAGTGCGTAAAGGACATCGTTTTGGCGAGTGTCCGGTGCCACGCCTTGCTGATTGACATCGTAGTAGTAGTAGTTCGGGGTCAGTTGGAAGGTAATCCGTTTGAAGTTACCGCTGTTACCGCCGGGGTAATCCATGTGTCGCAATACGAGGAACATTTCGGAGAAGACTGCTTGTCCTGTCTCGTCAGTAGTTGGAGTAGTTACGGTTTTCAGTACGTGAGTGAACTGAGATACGTAACCATTCTTGTCTACCATTGGAGGAAGGGTCTCAACGAATTTCCAACCGGCTTTCGTCAGGATGGTCGTTAAATCCCAGTGGAGGTTTCGAACCGAGGATCGTACTTCTACATAGAAGCCATTGCCGTCAGGTTGTTCCAGTGTGTAAGCGATGGACGAGATCTCTTTACCGCCGCCCGTGTCTGTGTAAATGACCTGGACTGTAACATCTTTAGTCAGAACGAGTTTCGGTGTTTTCGTGCTGGCGGAGTTGTCCGTCAGGAATACCGAGCCTTCGAAGTGGTTTGTCGAAGCATTATACGCAAGTGTTACTTCGACGGAGTTTGCAGGACTAGCTCCCTGCTCTAGCACGGTTACCTTTGGTGTGGCCGTGTTTGCCAGACTGTCATCAGAAAGCCTGATCTTAATTGCTTTATCCGCTCCCCACGCTAATGCCGGGGCAGCTTCAAGGTTTGTCAGTGCCATTATTTACCCTCCTTGTGTTAAGCGTCCAGTACGTCAAGGACGAGTGTGTCTGCGTCTGCAGGTGCCACGAGCAACTTAATGTCGATCCACACTTGCTTGGACGTGCCTGAATTGTTTACAAAATCTATCCTTAGCGGCGTGTCTTTAGCGATGGGGAAAATCATCGCCATCATCGTGCCGGAGTAGATCGTCTGCGGTAATTCTTTGGTGTAGATGGTTTCAAACATCTTGTACGTGCCCACTGTAAACTCCCAGTAGTCTGGGTGAAGGTATCCCGATGCCGCTAAGGAAGCATTGATAAACTCTGTGTCCTTATTAGCAATGATGATCTTTGAGTACGTTCCGATCGTTGGTGGAACGTCAATCCAAACACCTTTTACCTTGGGAGCAGTGAGACTGGGAAATTGGGGATGGGGTAAAGCGCCGATCTTACCGACTCGGTCAATCTCACCACCAAGGACGACATTGCCGCCAAAGGCTCCCGCCATAGTTCCTCACTCCTTAATTGCTGTATGAGAGGTTGACTTTGACTACCTTTCCGTAGCCGTTCTCCCGTACCAACTCACAGGTTGTGACCCTGTTGTCGTATTCGGATGAACTCTCAACCTGGAACCCTGAAAGCATTGCATTGTTGATGTACTGGTAGTCGGGAACAGTATTTGGGACTTGTGGGTTAGCCCCACGCATCAGCGTAATAGTGTCCGTTGCGGAGTCCAGGTACGTCACGATAATCGAATCAATGAGTTCCGTATCGTAGGAGTTACCGCCCCGAATGATTTCTACAGAACTGACATCGTCTGGATCGAATAAGGCTTCTTCTCCAATGTCACGGTTCATGTTGAAATTGTTCTTCCGTATCTCCCGCCTGATCATTTCCAAGATCGGAAAGACCTCATTGACGTTAAGGTAGTTATTCAGATTGCATCCCCCCTCGTTTCTGCAGACATTATAAGAAGATCGAAGGAAGATTAACTGAAACATGGAAATAGCACGGCTCCTACTGGTCACAGTAAGAATCGTGCTATCTATGCATATTGTTGTGATCAGTAGTTGACTTTTTCTTCCCAGGTCAATTCGAGCTGGTTTACAAAGCCGTCCTGATTACCCGTCAAGCGGTTACCTTTGATGATGTAGTAACCTGCAGTACTGCTGTGTCCATCATAGATCCAGCAGCCGTCCAAGATCTCAATGAACGGGTTGCCTTTAATCACGACATTTTTCGTTCTGGCTTGACGCTTCATATCGAAGAACAACTTATCCGCCACGACTTGCTTCGCTCCCCTTGCTGTCACTCCGGTACTTTCGTCAATCCAATCCAGAGCCAATTGAGCAGACCGGAATGCGCCTTTGGTGGCAATGTACAAGTCCTTGTCGAAGAAGTGCTCCACGTTACCCATGCTGCCGACGATCTGCAGGTGGTTACGTACTCTGGAGAAGTCTGAACTGGATGTCAGGGAGTATAGGTTATCTCCATCGACGAACTCCCATTTCATGTTGTTCTCATAGTCGATGTGCTCCAAGACGAAGCTACCGTATCGGTTGCAGTACGCTCGGAAGTTGATCTCGTCAGCGACCGTTCGGATACAGTCAGACAGCCGCTCTCCGGGAGAGAAAGCAATAGCCTGAACGAATGGATTCATGTATCCGCTTACAGTTTTCGCATCGGTAAGGGACTTGGATACGAGCTTGCCGTTGGAGTCGAATTTCATGAAGGTACCTTCACTTTGACTGACGTCTGTGTAATAGGTCTCTTCGATAACAAGGTCAGGGTGCATGATGTCCTCGTAGTTGTACCTCCATCCAACCATCCCGCCCTGATTCGCCAGATACTGGATGATAGACGACTTGATCCATGGACGCTGGCTATCGGCTGATCCCGAAGTTGCCGGAGGGAAACTGATCTGCTCAAGGACAATGGCTTCCTCCAGTAGATCGAAGCGGTCAACGCAGGAGAAGGTCAGCGTACGTTCTGCTGAGTTCTCTTGGATTTCACCTTTAATCATTCCGGTAAAGACACGAACTACCTCGCTGCCGTAGCCGACATAGATACGGACCGGCGTATTCTCGCTGATGACGTGACGGATGATGTTGTTCTCTACATAGGAGTAAGGATTTTCGAGCTTGTTATCCGGGAAGATGGATGCTCTTACGTACTCAGGGGAGTAAAGACCGTGGCTGTTGTTGAGGGTTATTTCTGCGGTCGTGGAGGACATGTCCATATGGGTATTGACTTCCCAATTGATAATATCGTCCTCAAGATAGAAGGTGGTGTCGTAAGCGAATCCGCCCAAGTCGTACCACTTCGGAGTGATCTTCTCTTCAATCGTCTCAATAGGGATCTCCTTTTCTACAGGGACCAGGATATCGTCATCTATAACCGTCTCTTCGCCATCGGGATCTCCGATAACCTCAGTTCCTGCAGTCGGGTTGTAGAAGACGTTGGAGTACGTGTACTTCACATCGGAGATATCCATCCCGCCTTTACCTCCACCGTTACGCATGAACCTGATCGTGTTCTCGGATGACGGTACAGACTGAACGTCAACTTCCGTGTTCACCCACTCGCCGCCCGCCTTGTGGTACACCTTCATGGTGTGAGCATCCTTAGCGATAAAGAGGTAGTCGTGCCACTCTGTATTGTTGGTGACATACAGTTTACCTTGTCCGTTGGTCGTGCTTCCCGTATCAAAACGTACATTGAACTTGGTGTTTCCGTCAGACAAAACGAAGTGCGCCAGATCAGCGTCGTCAGATACACGCAGCGTAGCCTGGACGGACATCGGGAACTTCACATCTCCGTTCCGGTAAATACCGATATCTCGTGACGATACGTTCTCATAAAAGGAAATGTACCCTCCGGCACGAGCAGCTGCCAGTGTACCATTAATCTTATTCCAACGGTCTGCGTTATTCATTGGATCATGGAAAACCCAGTTAGCATTCGCTTGCTTTGAATTGCTTACCGCCCCGAACTCCACGCACTTGAGATCAGTGATCCCGAATACTTGCGGGGCTTTCTTAACGTGCTTCGTATTTTCCAGAGAGAAGGTGAAGGTGTGTGCTCCTTTGGGGATGTCGAAGGAAGGTGCATTGTAGATTCCCTTGCCGTTTACGGAGAACTTGTAGAGGATCTTTCCGTCCATTTTCACTTTTACCAAGTCGCCTTCGTTGCCCAGTTGAGCAAAGAAATCGAATTTCAAGTACCCGTCATTGAACCATGTGTGCTTAAAGGTGAAATAGTTCACCGAGCTGGCTGATTCCAAGTCCTTAAAACCCATCATGTACTTGGTACCAAGGGCAGTGGGGATTGAGTGGATGGCTGCATAGCTCTCGCTCATTCCAGGGTACTTCGTATCCTCGTAACCCTTCCGGTAATTAGACTGGTAAGTCACAACCTCTGTACCTGTTTTGGTAACCTTCTTCGAGGTAGATACTCCCGTCCCGTTACCGAACATTGCTGTACCGTTCAGGTAAGGCTCAGGGTTTACCGTCTTACCGTCCTTGATGACCTCAAAGTGTAAACGGGAAACAGGTTCGCCCTCGGAGTTCTCTCCTGTGGCTTGTCCCGCCAGACCAAGTTCTTGCGCTTGGTTCAGCTTATCTCCCACCTTAGCTGTGATCTTGGAAAGGTGAGCGTAGCGAGTTTTGAATCCGTTGCCGTGGTCGATCAGTACGTAGTTCCCGTAACCTGCACGATACTTCGCTTCCTCTACCGTGCCCGGCCAAGTGGCGATGATCTTCTCACCATCCGTAGTGGCGATATCCAATCCCTTATGCAGAGGGGCAGAAGCGTTCACTGATCCATGACGTGAGATAAGGGTTACGTCCGTTAACTGCTTTCCGTCAATCGGTACAACGGCTGGAAGTACTGCAGTCAGGGAAGCGTTCGTGTCGTCGTCATCACCCTCCCCTGCAGTGTAGACGGTGACCGTCTTCATCACAGTCTTTTTCACGTACTCCACTACGTTGAACTTATGTTTCAGTCCGGGGATGTAGCTGAACTTATCCAGCTCCACAATCACCCTCGGCTCGTGACCGAAGGCGTTGACTTTACGCATAATCTCCGTAAGAGAAGCGTCATTTGGATATAGCGAGTTATTGATGCCCATCTGTTATCACCTAAACCTTTCTAATGCCCATTCAATGAAGCGGTGCATGTACACTGCTGCTTCCGATCTTCGGATACATCCATTCGGATTGAATGTGTTGTCCTCGTATAGAGGGAATACATAACAACCGTCCAGATATTTTTCATTCAAGAGATCGAGCACATCGTCCGCATAGTAGTACTCGTAGTCAATGTCTTTGATCCCACGTTCGTTGTTCGGCATAACCTCATACTCCCTGTCCGTGAAGCGGTTGTAGAAGTTGATCCGCATCCGCTGTAAAACAAGCATGAACTCTGCCTTTGTCGAAACCACATCCGGGAAGAACCTGTCGTTATACTCCACGATGCCGGAGGTAGGGATTACTGTCTCCTTGGTGTGGTACAGACCTCCACTTGCCTTCTTGTAGTTGTACTCTACAGTGACAGGGATATTGTGCAGGTCGTAGGATGTGTACAGCACGCCGCCCTCAATCGTAAAGGTATTGGTCTTATACTTGACCTGCTCCTTCATGGCTTCCTGGATGGTCTGACCGTAACTGAGATCCAGATCAACCCTGCGGAGCTTCCGTCCCAGAGCTGTGGCCGTTTCCCTCAGCTGGTAGTTGACGTTGTAGACGTAGCCGGGTGCGTGAGCAAGCTTTGCGCTAGGGTAGATACCGACCGTCTTAAGGTATGGAGCGTTCCGGCAGCCGTTTGCTTTCATGTCCGGTTCCCCGCCCGCCACAAGAACGACCTGCAGACCTGCAGACAACGGGTTCGGCATGTACACGACATCCGTATCTGCGTCCACGAAAGTCGGAACCCCTTCTACGTAAGCGATTACAGGATTGTCGTCAGAAGGGACATATTCAGGGAATGCGAACTCCGTCTGATCCTCCGTGCTCACATAAGACTGCACGAGACGTGGCTTATTGGTTTTGAATCCGTTGTAAGGTATTCCCTTAAACAGCGTCTCTCCGCTAATCGGATCGAGAACAGTACGGGATGCTTCCAGTACGTCTCGGTAATACCAAGCGTATGGTTGAATATCAATCCACCGATTCATCTTAGAACCCCCTCAGCTTTTTCTCTAAGTACTTAAAGGAACGCATGACCATGGAAGCCGCTTCTGCCCGAGTCAGCATATCCTCTGCCCGATAGTACTGCACGAATGCTCCGTTGTAGTCGTAAACAGAGATCAGGTTGCGCTCCTTCATGTCGTCAATGTACTGCTCCGCCCAGTGCCCTGCAGTGTCGATATAGCTCTCTGTACTGCGGGTCTCGAACTCGGACTTCCGGTTCATTAGTAGCGCCAGAGAAACCATGTACTTGGTATTGGACTCCAGTACTTTGATGTCCGGCTGCCCATCGACTACGCCGACATAAATGCTTCCCTTTTCATCGTAGTACTTGTGCTGTGATCCGATATTTTGAAGCCAGTCCGCATACTCCTTCTTGCTGTAAAACAAAAGGGTGAGGGTGACTTGGTAATGCGCTGTACCGGATTGAACTAGACCGGATTGGGACTGCAGTGTTTGGTTGGCGTGTGACTTCATTACAGGTGTTGGCGGTTTGTAGTCGCTGACGATTTTCCCCGCCACTTCTACGTAGCGAATGCCGTTATCGTAAAACAGCCGCTTCTTGTAGACGTCATCTTCGCTCATATATGGTTTTTGCTGTGACATACTATCCCTCCTAAAAAAAAGTAAAGCCCCACCGATTAAGATGGGGCCTAGAACGATTACACTGTCCGGTAACCGTAAGGATTCTGGAGCATTTGTGGCCGAAGTGCCCGACCTTGTCCGATCCCTTCCCCAATACTCTTACCAATAGTCTTAAGCTTGTCAGCAGAAGTTCCATCGGTCACGTTTGGCAGGGTGATGGTGACGTTCGTCTCCCCCTGTTGGACAGTATAGGTAGATTGGGTGTTATTTCGAGTCATGTACTCGTAATAAGTCATTGCCTTGACTCCATCCGGCAGGTTAAACGTACCGCCCGTGTTCTTCATTTCATCCAAGATACCGAGCTGGGCTTGGTACTGTTGTTTCTGGAGATCACGGATTTCTTGTTGGATCGCTTTGTTTTCCTCGTCGCTTTGGGCGTTTGGAAGCATCGCTTGGAGCTTGGCAATCTCTTCACCGAAGAGAGAGACTTGTTCGTTGTACTGACCAATCCGATAGTTTCTGAGAATCGGATTGCTTTCATCTGTGATTCCGGTGTCTACTTTTTTCTTCAAGTAGTCTACGTCCATCTGATCCAGTGAGATGTTCATGTCCTCTTTGTACAGTCCGATATCGGATAACCGGAGTGCGATCTGGTTCAGTTGTGCTTGGTACTTCTTGTTTTGGAGATCCATGATCTCACGGTTGAGCATGTTCTGTTCTTCAACGTCATCTGTACCTGATAGTTGATCCTGCAGGTTAGAGATGTTCTCGTTGTAGATCTCAATTTGGGCTTTCAGCTGCTCCTTCTGTAGAGCACGCATCTCTGGGTCTTTGGAGTCATCTGATACCCCCGCCGCCACTTGTTGTCTCATATACTCGTTACTTAGTCCATTCAGTTCGTCAGTCATAACTTGGCGATACGCTTGTACACGTGCCAAACGAAGTTCACGGATGTTCACTTGTTCTTGAGCAATGGCGTTTTCGAGTTCCTTGATTTTGTCCATGAGTTCGTTATCAAAGTCACCCTCGACCTCCATGGACTTCAAGTTGTTCAGCTCCGCTTGCAAGTCAGCCACCGTTTGCTGAGAAGAGTCGATCTGCCGGTCAACGAACCCTGCAGTGTTACGATCAATTCCCGTATCCAAGTTGTTCTCCAGATCACGGGTCGTAGCGTTAGCACGCACACGAGAGACATCCTTATCGAACTTGCTCATTTGCAAACGGAAGATTTCAGCCTGGCCTTGTTGGATCTGCTCGTCTCGTTTCTGTTCGAGTTCCTTACCGTACTCGTTCCGTAGACTTTCAGCACGGTCGAGTTCAGCTGCTTCTTCATCATCTGGTGCTTCACCCATTCTGCGTCTCATTTCTATTGAGTTTCGCAGGGCTGAGATGTTGTCATCCATCAGCTTGACTTGTTCTGCGTAAACATCGGCAAGTTCTTGGTTTTGCCGTTTCCGCATTTCGATGTATTCATCGGAGTCTGTGGTCATGCCGTCCAGTAGCGATTTAATCTGGTCGGCTTTCTGTGATGCGCCGAATTTGGAGAGCTGATCATCAATGACACTTTGGATGGTACCCTTATCATATTTGTCGAACTCACCTTCACGGAGATCGTCTGCAATCCGTTTATCAGCTGCGGCTTTGGCTTCTTCTTCAAGTTTTTGTTGGTCAATGCTGTCTTGGAGGTTCTTCTTGTACTCTTCTTGGAAGTTGGCTGCCTTGGCTGCTTCGTACTGCTTGAGTGCGGATTCGTCGCCGCCCTCTGTAGCAACCTCCTGCATTAACGATTGAAGAGTGATGCCGCTGGCTTTACCTTCATCCGAATCGAGCCATGCCTTGAGTGCTGTAGCCGCCATAGGATCATTTGGATTCAGGGCAGGTCCTTTGATGCCCCCGCCGAATTGGTTGAGGATAGGATCAGAACTGATCGTAATGCCATGGTTCTTCTCCAATGTCTCAATCGCAGATGCCACTGCATTCTGCATGTCGTACGTACCTGTTTTTTGATCGCCCGGCATAAACACGTCCAAGATGTCATTGATACCGTACCCTACATCAAGCAGGAATCCGTCCCATGACCCTGCCTTGTCGATATAGTTGGTCGATTTGGAGGTAATGTCGTCATAGTTCTTTTTGGATTCATCGTAATCCTTTTGCAACTCAGTCGTTGTAGCGGCATACGTCAGGCCGGAAATGATTTCCCCTAGAGCATAGAACAGCGCCATCTGTCCTCCGAACTTACCGATAGTGGTAAGTAGTCCGCCAATTGCAGATCCTGCCCCACGTGCCAGGTTAGGGATACCACCAAGGAAGTTATTGAACTTGTTCATCCCACGTTCCAGACGGTTACTGTTAAGGCGTTTGTCCAGATCATCGTAAGCACTGGAAAGGTCAGCAAAGTCCTTGATTGCCGTACGGTCAGTCTGGATTCTCTGTCTCTGCCGCTCCTGATATCCTTCTGATGCAGCGTGCAGGGAATCGACGTCACCGATCTTTTTGCCTGTCTCACGGTGCTGTTCGTCAACATACGATTGGAAGTCTGCCATTCCACGATCGTCCAGATTGGATAGGAAGTTAATCAAGCCCTTACCTTTGTCCGTACTTCCGAGGTCATCAAAGGAGTTCTTATCCCGAATAACCTCAGCAAAGCCTGTAAAGAAGTCCTTATCAATCGCACCGCCCATAAGCCCTTTGTTTCTACTGAGCTGCGTAGCGGCATACTGCGAACGACCGTGGCGTTGTTCGTCTGTAAGATCCGCCGGTGGGGACCATCTCTTAGCTTCCTGAGAAACCATGATCATGTCCTTGAAGTTGGAGACCTGTAGCTTATTGGCTTCAACATACTTCCGCATATTGTCCACTTGGCCGGGCGTCATGGCTGCCATTTCTTTAATGTACGGACCCAACGAGTTCTTGCCTTCCCCCATCAGCATGGCATTCAGCATACGCTTGTTACCCACCGAATTTCGTGTCAGGTCTGGATTGAATCCAGTTGCACCATTCAGCTTAGTGATCATCCCTTCACGTTCCCAACCTTTGATTCGGCTGTTATACCCTAGGATAGAATCACGAGTGCCGTAGGCTTCCATGCGAGAACGAATGCCCGAAGACTGTCCGATTCTCCGCATTCCCTGCCATGCCGCAAATCCGATAAGCGTACTCGAAAGTGCTCGTGCTAAGTTAGCAAACAGGGCAGCATTTTCTCGAATGCCGTCTCCCATGTTGGCAATAGAACGTGCCAGCGTGTTGATCTCAGGAGCCAAGTCCTCCAGAATGCTGACTACTGCCAAGTTCATAGAAGTTCCTGCTCGTTCCATCATTACAATATTGGACTGCAGGTTGTTTGCCATCAGCTTACTGAAATCCTCTGGATTAAAACCGTTGATACCGTTCATGATTTCTTCGAATTTCTCAAAGTCATCGACCAACGTTGCCTGACCTTTACCGGACTGGTACACGCCAAACAGGGCTTGGATTACGTCACGTTTACGGGCATCATTCATGCCGCCCATTCCTACGGAAACTTGTTGAAGAATCTCAGCTCCGCCTTTGGCCTTCTGTACCCCGTCCACGTTGTCGTAAACGTCAATGCCCATCATGCTTAATTCCTTCAAGGAACTATCCGACTGCAGTCGTGGCAGAATGGACTTGTAGAAGTTACCGATGTTTTCCCCGGAGAGACCTGTTTGTTGAACAGACATCGCTGTCATCGCAATGGCTTGCTCTGGCGTAACCCCTGCTGTCCTAAAGGACGAACCGGAACGCATCAGTGCAGCGAAGACCTCTGCAGTAGTGGCTTTGGTTAAGTTGGTAGCCACGGCCATAGGCTTAACTACTTTCTCTTCCAGCTCCCCTACTGTGAGACCAAACTGCCCCATAGCTGCTTCCAGTCCAGGTGCGATAGAGTTTACCGGATCAGCTTCACGGTCGATGTTGTATGTTTGCCCCACCAAGTCAATGAATTTCTTGATCTGATAAGGTTCTTCATTCAAACGGGAACTGATACTAGCAACTTCGGACATCTGCCCATAGTCAATCGCATAGAAGCTAGAAGCGTTCTGAGTAAATGGTACGATGTCGCTTTGAATGGCCGTATTAACCTTCTGGAAGTCGATACTGTTTGTAGGTTGACCATTTTCATCCGTGACCTTGTACTCTTCCTTAAACATCAAGTTGGAGCCGATTTTCAACTGTTCAAGCTGAGAAGTCTTGAAGCTCTCCACTGCGTTGTACAGCATCATCATCGGTGCTCCCACCAAGGAACCGGCGAGGATGTGACGGAAGGTGTTGACCATAGCGCCTTCCAGACCAAACCCGTTGTAGTAATTGTCCCGTCTAGCGTATGGGTCGTTACCTACAACTGGAGTCGTCCGAGTGGAAGTCGAAGATGCACCACGTTCATTAGATCCTTGATCCCCATTCACCAATCGGTTCATTTGCCGGATACGTGCAGATCGGTTAAGGGTCTTGTCCGAAGAAGCGTTAATGGAATTAACCTCAGCCATTAGTGTAGAGAACTGCAGGTCAACCTGCTCTCTGATCTTCTTCACGATAGCGTTGTTTACTCGGTTGATTTGGTTCGCCAAGTGGTGTTTCAACTTGCTGTCTGGTTTCACCTCTGCTGCTTCAACCTCAGCGATCAGACCTTTAATCTGCGACTGTACCCCGCCCTGCAACTTCTTATTCAGAGACTGCTCAAGTCGGGCAAACTGTCTGCGGAGTTCGATGCCGCTAATTTCTGCAGAGTCCAGTTTCATCCCCTGCAGTTCACGAGAAACCTGGTTGATGTCCTTGCCTAGTTCACGGGCAATCTGTTGCTTCACCTGTCTGGACAGCTTCTCGAATGGGGTAGCCAACGTCTGTCCGCCTACAGAACTCAGTCCAGTGTTGATCTTGGACATGTAGGTTGCGACAGAACGGTCGATCTCGCTGTAGATCCTTTTCAGGTTTGGTGCAAAGTCTGCCGTTCCTTTAGCCCCGTCCACGGATTGGATTGCCTGATCCAGAGTCGTCTTGATCTTGGCATTGATCTTGCTAGTCAATTGGTTCAGGTCACGTGCAGAGAACGTCAGCTTAAGGTCGGAAGCATTCACTTCGGGATTCAGTAAAACCTTGACCAGTTCTTGTTTCACCTTCTGGACGATTTGCTGTGCCGTTCCTTTTCCGATGTGCATTTTGATATTGGAGATGTCCTCCGGTGAGATCAGTCCGGCTCCTTGCTTTTGAATCGCTTTGACGATGTTGTCCAGTTGTGTACGTACCAATCTGCCGATAGCTCGGTTGATCTCTTTAAACTGGTCATCGCCCAACAGCACCTTGCCGGTGTTCAAGTTCGGGTTAATGTCAATATTGACGTTTTTGTACATCTCAGCCAGTTTCGTATTAATCAGCTGCTCTGCTTTAGTGAACAGTCCCCGTACCGTTTCTTGGCTGATCTTGAGTGGCATAGTTCCGACTTTGCTGAGTACGATGCCGTTACTGGTAACGAGGTTATCCAGTTCTCTTTGCATCTGTGCTCTCAAGTCTTTCCCTGCCCCACGAGATACCTGGGAAGATAGGCTACTCAACGAAGAACGTAAAGAATCCACTCGGCGCTCAATCCCACCAAAACGAGTATCAAGTCCCGCCATGGCTTCCCCGAACATTTGAATATTATTAATGGACTGCTGAAACTCTAAGACTACGTCAGCGCCCAATGCAGGTAAATTCTCAGCCATTTAATGCACCACCTTTTTAAAATAAAACTCCTGCTCCCTCCCACATAGGAAGCAGAACAGGAGTCTGTTATGCACCAAGGACATTCGCTAACCAGCCCATATCCTCAGCTGTTGCTACTTTGTAATCGCCTTCGTATTCACCATCTTCTCTAGTCTCCGTTACGTCACTGCTTGCCGCTGTTCCGCCGCCCAAGAAGGATGGGAATCCCATCGTCGAAACCTTGACAGTAAAGTCAATGTGCTCGTGACACTGTTTCAACAAGTAGTTCAGCTGAGGTAGCGTCAGGCTCCAGATTTCCTCCTTGTCCATGTTGCAGTAATGCATCAGCTTGAAGAAGATGTTAGACCAGTCGATGTGCCGCTCAGGGCTGTTATCGTATTGGGCCTCTTCCTCCTTTGTGTTTACAGCAACTTTTTTAAGCCGTTGAGTCCGATCATGGAGTCGATAATCTGCTTCGCAGATACCAGGTCGATGTATTCTTCCAGATACTCAACCGTCATCGTCTTGTGGTACGGTCGGAAAGCCATCATCAAGACGTCAAGCAATTCGTCATAGCGATCTTCTCCGTCTGTATCAATAAGGTTCGAGATGATGATGCTTGTGTCGATCGTGTTCAGCTTACGCATCAACTTACGTGCGTCTTTCAGACCTAGTGGTGGAATGCGGTAGTTGCGTCCGTCACGCAAACGAACAGATTCGTCTTCCTCGAAGAAGACCTTCTCAATAACCAGTGCTTCCTCTTCTGTTAGAGGTTCCTTCTCTTTCTTCGCTTCGGTTGCTTCACCATTTGGAATTGTTGTCTCACGTTCACTCATTGTTAATCCCCCTTTGATTTGCTCCCCCGTAAAATGCGAGTACGGATAGGGGGAAGGTTATCCGCACTCGTTTTCGGCCTTCAACGCCGACAAAGGCATCATAGGTAGTAGCAGAGAATTTTTAACATTCCTTGGAAAAAGAAAGACCCTCCGGTTAGGAAGGGTCAGGTTGGGATTAGCAATCTTCGAGGTTGGTGTTAGCAACTTCGTAGCGTTTGATAGTTCCCAGTTTTCCATCAGCACGTTCGCTGTCGATGACAGTCAAAGTCACGCTGTGGGTAGAAGCTTGTTGACGTTGTGCATCCAATGTGAAGTTGGACTTCACTCGGCAAGTGAACAGCTCAGTTTGGAAACCTTGGATGGTGGAGTCTTTTTGCTCGAACATACCATCGTGGACAACCGCAACTGTCAGCGGGAAGTCTTTTGTGGAGATGTCCAGGACGTCCACGACTTCGGAGCGCTTGTAGTTCACGTAGATGTCGGATTTCTCCATGTGAGCGTTGAACGTCACGACACCAGTCAGTGGATCAACCATGTACTCGTGTTCTGCAGGAGTACCAGTGGCGATTTGCTTAAGCAGCTTGTTCGATTTCAAACCACGGATGGAGATGTGCTTGGTTTTGTTACCGTCTTCTTCGAAGAGAGTTGTACCGAAGCCCAGAGTGATCTGGCCGTTCTCGATCACGTGCTTTTCTTCGATGACCCACACGTAACCATCTTTGTCTGCAGTTGTCGCTACAGCGTAAGACACGTATACGGTTTCGCCACCCGTAACGCCGTTAACCACTTCTACTGTGTTGGCAGTAGCATCGTGAGTAACTGTCAGTTGAGCACCGGCTTGGTTGTTCAGGAACACAGTTGCTGCAGGAGCGCCGATGGACTTCTCGGACAGAGTCACAGTGAATGGCGCAGTGCCAGGCAGAGTTACTGTCTCGCCCACCATTTTGTAAGCGCTTCCAGAAACGCCTTCACGAAGCTTGGAACCCAGTACCAGACGCAGCATGTTCAAATCGAACTTCGCATCTTCGGCTGTGATATCAATCGTTTTCTTACGAAGGATTGTATCCAGTGCTACCGGAGATTCGCCGCCCTCAACGTCCTGGATGTCCAACTGAATGTCGAGACGCATGTTGTTCATGGTACCCATTGTGATCAACTCGTCACAACCAGGGATCTTAGCCATAAACTTACCAGCGCCCTTGATCAGCATTTTCTTGTTTTTGTTGTTAGCGTGAGACATATTGTCACCCCTCGATTGCAGTATTAAATAACACATGTGTGAAGAACTTATAGGTGTTTTCTCTATCTGTTTCCATCTCACCCATAGTCACGAACTCACTTTTCAGCGAGCTTCCACATGGAATTGCTAAGAACTTGTCGTCAAACAGCTCATTGATCCGGTCTGCGATTTCTACCGCCTTCTCTTCATCCCCGTCTTGGACATAAATGTCGAAGAAGAACGGCGAATGGTAAACAAGGAAGTTCTCCACCTCTCGCATCCCTGGGTCAGTATAAAATGAGACCAAGGGGAGGTTGCCCTGTATATCCCCTGTCGGCTTACGCCGCTTTTGTATGCGGATGGCTGCTTGGAGTAAGTCACCGTCAAGACCGATTAAGTCTTTCAGGACTTTGTCCTCCCTGAGTACAGTGTGTATTTGGGCGTACAAGTCCGACATTCGTAACAAGGCCATAACCTCACATCCTCTCCCTCAAGTCTCGTATCTTAATATAAGAAGTAATAGGCACTCTCTTAACAGCTTGTAGTACAAGTTGGTCTAGGTTCTTTGTGCCAGTCTTTAAACTGTTGCTGAACCAGTGCTGTGGTGTGATCTCTACCCCGAATGGGGAACGTCTTGGGTCGATCTTTACCCGTGGGCCACCTTTGAACTTCGGGGTATGTGGGTTTCCTCCCAAGTCCGTCCATGGAGCCGTACGGTAGTAGATTGGTTGTCCCATCCCGCCCCGGTTAGGGTTCCATGTCGAGTCCTTCGAGGGAGACCATGTAGCAGGAGGTCTCATTTTAGTTCCGGTTCCGTACTCGTAGTAGATAGCTCGGAAGGACTGGTTGGGCTTCGTATCCCCGCCCCCGACGAAGGTAGCCATCATCTTGTGAGTCGTCCGGCGCTGTGTCATTCGGATAGCTCTGCCAATCTCATTCCGGTACGGTTCATCAGCCTTCCTGATCTTTAAGGAAGCTAGACGGATCAGCATCAGCTTATAGATGTTGGTGCTAACCGTATCCATAACCTGACCCAACTCTCTTTTCAGAGCCGCCGCATATCTTGCTTTATCAAACTCAACGAAACGTCCCATGCTATCCCGTCCTTATATCCCGAGTGACCTGCAGTACAAGCATTTTAGGATAGGTGACATAGTCTCGGGCAGTGATCTTGAACTGCTGCCCCTCACTTCGTACGTTAATCAGCACCTGATCCGTCTCCTTCACTTCCAGAGCGGTTGTGTAGATGCGGTACTCTGTGTCAGGTAGAATGCCTGGGTCGAATTGGCGGAGTTCGTTGGTCACCTGTTCCACATAACATGGGACATGGGAATACGTCTCTTTCAATTCTGTTTTCAGGTTCCCTCGATTGTCCGCCACCTTCATGCTGCTTTTGATAGCCAGTAGATGGTTGCATTTCATCAAGGTAGCTACGTGAGAGATGATTTGATCTCGGTACGGTTCGGGGAATGTAGCGCTGACGACATAGGTCTCGGATAACGTATCGTTATGGATGAAGTCGCCGCTATCTATCTCAAAATCAGGGTAGAATACCCCTCTTCTCAGGTTCTCTAAGTTCTTGAAGTCAGTGGTTGAAGAAGATAACCTGCCGATAATGGCTTTGGTCTTTTCCTCTTCTGCAGGGGACAAGGGTCCGGCGAAACGTCTCTGCGTCACGTTAGACCCCTGTTTAGTAATCAGGCGAATCTTATCTTTTCGCATGTACACCCCTCCTAGAAGGAGCAATAGCGAATATTCTTGAGTCGCCCCCAAGCTCTGTATCCAAAAGCTCTGCCCCTGCAGCCATAAGGCTCTCTGCTAAAGCTTCGTAATCCAGTGCTTTTCGTTTCCAGCTGAGGTCGATGGTCTTTACTTCGATGTCTACCCTACCTGCCATAGATGGGCAAAGCATAGCCGCCACAAAATGAATGGTTGCCAGTCTCACCCTAGCCTTTTCAGCCGCACTAGCAGCTAAAGGGTCATAGGAAGGAATCAGGTCAAGAACCTTAAACTCTGCCATATCCAAGATGGCAGGGTCTGAGATATCCTCGTCAGTTACGACATCTTCATCGACCCCGCCGAGCAACCTCCGCACAGAGTCATAAAACGTGGTGTCTTTGATCGGGTCAATGATAAGTGCCATCTAACTCACCTCTACTTCAACTCAAGGATTTGGATGACCGGCTGGCTTGCAGAAGCTGCGTACACTTTTCCGGCATCTTTAAACGTGCGGGATTCACCGAATGCCAGGCGCTGTGACACGTCACCGACTTTAGCCAATCCACGCTCATTAACGTAAACGTCTCCGTAGCCCAAGTTCTCAATGACGATGTCCACGTCATAATTACGGGCATTATAGATATAATCCGAGAAGATGCCGAGCTGGTGAGTCGTTTCGAATACCACTTCTGCTTCCGCCGCCTTCTTCTCAGCCTTTGGTGCAGGTACTTCTTTCTCCGTCTCTACAGCCGGTTCAACTACCGGAGTATCTACTACTACTTCTTCTACAACCGCTTCTACGGTTTCAGTTGGTTTCTTACGTGCTGCCATTGTATAGCCCCCTTGTTTTAGTCAATAAAAAAGGTGGGAGGGATTACCTCCCTTTCCCACCTATTTCTTATTCAGCGATTACACCAACGGATCAACGATGTCCGACAGAACGACTGCACCCAATGTGGATACAACTTTCTGTGCGAACCACTCTTCCGTCTCGATCCACAGCGTTTTGCTTTCCTCGCTGTAGTACTCACGAGTCTTCTGAGCACCTGTTACGTTCGCCAGAGGGTTAGTCCATTGGAACGTGTACGCTGCCGCAGGAACGTCACGACCAGAGCCTTTCGGCAAGTACATCAGGACAGCGTTGTTACCCCAGATGTAGTTAGTCATGCCGCCTTTACCTACACGGCGTTGTGCAGAAGTTGCCTTACGTGCGTTAGCGACGATCAGGTTTTCTACGCCAAGCAAGTGCTTGATGGCTTCATCAGATACGAACTCTGGGGATACCAGGCCATTAGATGTAAGCGCTTTCAGTTTAGGGTGCATTTTCAGGATGTTGTACACCGGCTTAGACAGCACGAGCGTATTGAAATCCATAGCGCCCAAACGTTCTGCCTTCTCACGCAACTTGAACAAGTCCATGATTGGGTCAGAGTTTTGGTAGTCGGACCACTTCGTTACATCAGCACCGGAACCACTTGCGCCTACATTGACACGGAGGTCAGCGTGGAAGTTGTTCGGGTTAGTCAGCAAGGATGCGGATTTCAACTCTTTGTTCAGGAGCAATTTGGCCTTAACCTGTTTTGCCGCCATCTCTTTCAAGTTGAAGATGTGCTCTTGATCGGCATTCGCCAACTCTTCATCGTACAGAGCGTAACGTTTTGCATAACCCTCTGTGTAGAAGCTGTCTTCCGACCATCCGGTACGCATCTCGGAAGCTACTGTACCAGGTGCACGTTGGATGTCGTCATCAGAGATCATGTGATCTTGGTAATCAAACACCATGTACTTATCGGACTGTTTATTAACATCCACCACCGGAATGACCTGCTCACCAATGTACGTGTTTGTCTCGTTGTAGGAGACAGAGATATTGGTCAGGAATTGATCATAGTGGGTATTGCGGATATTATGTTGGCCGTATGTTTGTTCTGCCATATTCGCTTACCTCCCCTTACACTTCGTAGACTTTCTGGCGAATGAGAACTTGTACATTCTGACCAGTAGTCACTGTATTTTGTGCTTCGCCCAACACGTGAGCTTTTGTACCTGCTGCGAGACCTTTAGCACGTTTCGCCTTACCACCTGCAGCTACGATGATGTCTTCGCCAAAAGCGATATCCTCAGCCGCTGGAATTTCAGCAATGCGATCCAATTGAACTGCAACGGAACCTCCGTCACGTTCTTCGTATTGATAAGTCACAACGCCCACCGCAGGAAGGTTATCCTGTTCGGGAACTTCTACTTCACGGCCATTGGAGCCAGCTTTGTACTTCACGGCTTGATCTACCCCGACTGTGTCGTAAGTAGCATTCTCACGGAATGTGTAAGTACGTTGGAAACCAGTTACATTACCTGCCATTTGTGTTTTCCTCCTTTTAGGCTTGCTTTGCTTTAATTTCAGCCAAAGCCAGTTTAGTCATCTCTGCGAGGTTGCCTTGCTTACCGCCCTCATTGAAACGTTGCAGAGCAACTTTAGCGGCTTCCTCACGCATTTCAGTAGCGGACATTTCCACATGACCTTCGTTGCGATCTGCTTCGACTTCGGAATGAGTCGCTTGAGCAGCTGCTTCGATATTGCCAGAGAACTCTTCCTTGAATGCCGACAACTCAGCTTTCAACTCGGAAACACTCAATGTCTGCAGATACTTCTCGTAACGCTCGGCACTAAATGCATTGCCACGTGCGGCTACTCCTGCTTTAACGGTTTCTTGTACCAGATCTGCAGTAAACTGATCTGCTAACTCGGATTTTGCGGACAGTTCACCCATCTTTTCGTTGACCTTCGCCAGTTCCACTTCCAATTCAGTTACTTTGCTCAATGCTTCCGTCAGTTCGCCGTCTTTCGCTGTCAAAGCAGCTTCATGGACAGACTGCAGTACTACAGGTTCTGCAGAGCCAAGTGCCGTTGCAATAGCGAAGTCTTCAACACCAGTCACTGGCGTGTTCGCTTCCGGCGTACTTACTTGATTAGACATTTCTTCACGCTCCTTCTGAAACTTCTTGAAGTCTCTTCGCTCACTTGTGTTTGTAAAGAGATCCATATTGCCTTTAGACATGAAGCAGAATACCTCTGCTCCCATCGGTAGATTCTTAATATCGTCTACATTATAGAGAGCTTTATCACCAAATTTAACAGATGATGGTAACTCGTCTTTTGAGAACGATTGAGATCCTACTTCGTCTTTGGAATGCTTCTGAATCAATGCTCGGTTAACTGCACCGGCATACACGAGACTGTTTTCAACACCTTCACCGGAGTCGGCTACAATGTTACAACGAACCATCTCGCCATCAACTTCGTATTCAAGTCCTGGGATATGATCGCACTTCTCGTAATCATTAATGCTGTTGTTACACACGGAGCACTTCGGATCATGGATGGCGAAACCAATAGAGGTATCAAAGGTATGGCCGACTTCAATGTGGTCAGCGATCTCTTGTGTAGTCATCCCGATTTCCGTATTCAGTTCTCTGCGCTCTCCGTTCTCGCCCGCCATATGAGTTACCATATAGTGGTCAATGTAGAGAGTCTTCACGCTTTCTCCGTTAACTTCATCTGCTAGAATCTCAGCTTCAAACGTACGACCGAACGGGAGACGATTGCTATCATGTGAAGCTAAAAGTCCGACACCTGTTTGGTAGTCTTTCTTAAGCTTTTGCAACATCTTCTCGGTCATGTTGATCGAGTACTCTCCGAACCAGCTGTATCTAGCAACTGGCAACGTGTCTGCAGACAAGCTTCGGAATACGTATACTTGGTCTTCCTTGAGTTCAGTCTGAGAGAACTTATTAATCTTTCTCAGCTGTGCTGTGGTAGGACGTGGCATACGGTACACCCCCTAGCTTGGTTTGTCAGAAGCATTATAGGAGTAGACGTACGTCCCTTTAACACTAAGGACGTACATCTTCCTGATTACAGCTTGTAGACTGGTTTGGCGTATGCAGTCGTGCTCTGCACAAGCCCCTTCTTATCTGCAAGCGCTTCCTTCTTTGCCTTGATCAACTCGGCTTTACTCTTCATGGTCAACCCTCCTTTAGCTACTCGTGCTATCCGAGCTACTTGAGTCACTAGGCTGCCTTTCGTCCGGTGCCCCTTGTGGATCTTCTTGCTGAACACCTAGCATCTCTTTGTCAGGTGCACCGACCGCTTTATGGCCGACAACCTCTTCGGATGCTTCGTCCTGGCTGATCCATCCTTGGTCACGCTTATTGGCAGCGTTCGTGATCGCAATCTGCTCGAAGTTGACCTTCTCCAGTTCCGTCCGGATTTCTGTATCGTTGAACTCGAAGAACACGTAGCCTTGCATACCGTTGATGTTCAGGTACTTAGTGAGTGCCCTGGATAACATCGACTCGATCAGCTTCTGAATCCGTTGTACGGACTTCATAAAGATCTTGATCTCCATCTTGGCGTACTGTTCCGTCTGGCCGGTGGAGCGCCGCCCCATCAGAGTAGAGAACTGCTTGAGGGCGTTATTCATCATGGCGTCAATTACTGCCGTGATCTTCTCTGGGTCAACCGTTGCCTTGGCAGCGTCGATCATGCTTGTCTCCACAGAGTCAAAGTGAACGAATGCGGCATCCGGGTCGAGGTTCTGATACATCTGAATGATCATGCTCAGTTGTCCGTTTAACCACTCTTGCTTCTTTGTCTCGTTTTGCTTGACGTTTAGCGGCATCCGCTTAAGCAATACTTCCTCAATGATCTTGATGTCGTACTTGCCGTAACCT